TATTTAGAGCTTATGACAAAGATAGAAAATCAAGCCCAATATGAATGGGCAGTGAAAAGAGTAGAGGAGCTTCTTCCATTAGTGAAAGATGATACCCCTTTGAATGATCCTAACAGCATAGAGTTAGAGCTTCTTTCCAATCTTGTTGCTGATTACTCAGAGGAGCACTTTGCTATTGGAGAGCCTTCATTAGCGGATGTTCTCAAACTTCGTATGTTTGAAATGGATCTGAATCAGAAATCTCTATCTAAGTTGATTGGCGTTAGCCCTTCACGTCTTAGTGATTATATTTCTGGCAAATGTGAACCTACATTGAAAGTTGCTCGTGAGATTAGTCGAAAGTTGAATATTGATGCTAATATCGTGTTAGGGGTATGATAGATATTAAAGAACTCAGAATAGGGAACTATGTCTTATATAAAGACAAAAAAGTTCGAATTACTGGAAATAGTATTGGGCTCTGATAATGCCAAAGACGCTTTTAAGGAAGACACTCTTTTAGGAGATAAAAATGAACGGTTAAATAGGAGTGATTGTTCCTCTATTCCTATTAAAGATGAATTGCTTAAATCATGCAATTTTCAAACAATAAGGAATAGAATAACCTTTCGAGTAGTTCCAAAAGTTGCGTATGAGCTTAAATACCAGCCCAAGGGAATAATGGATTATTGTTATTTGGTTATTGTTAAAGACAACAATGTCTTTAACCACGTTGTTCCTGCTGATAACGATAAGGACTGCTGTTTCATTCCAATAAACTCTCTTCATCAGCTTCAAAATTTATATTTTGATTTAGCTGGGAAAGAATTAGAAATTAAGTAATAGATGTATATATACTTTTTAGGCGTGATTCCACTCGGTTTCGCGCCTTTTTTCTTTAATAACGCACCTTTCCCTACTTGTTAGCTTTCCCACCTCTAAAAAATTCCCACAGAAATACACTATAAGTACTTTTATACCACTGAATTTCAATTTAACAATTTAATATTCATACGGTATGAAAGAAAAAATCTTAGCAGCATTGAAAACGAAATTTGTCGGTGTCGATGATGCTATTCTTGACCGGATAGCGACCAAGAAAGCTGAAGGTCTAACGGACGAAAGCCAAATACCTGCCATTGTGGAGGGAGTTAGTTTTTCGTACGTGTTGACAAGTTACGGTGACTTCCGTGCCGGGGATGCTACTCAATCAGCAATCAGAAACTATGAGAAGAAGCATAACCTTAAAGACGGTAAGCCAATCGAGAATCCCAATCCTAATCCACAACCAGAAGAAAAGAAAGATGATGTTCCCGCATGGGCACAGGCGTTGATTGAGTCCAATAAGGCTCTCTCAATTGAACTTTCTACTTTGAAGCAAGAGAAGTTGCAGGCTACACGCCAAGAGCAGATTCTTGCAAAGGCAAAGGAGTATGGTATTCCTGAGAATTACGCTAAGAGATGCGCCATTAAAGAAGATGAGGACTTGGATGTCTATTTCAAGGACTTGAAACAAGACTTTGCTAATGACGGATTCAAAGGCGTACAAGCTCCCGAAACACCGGAGCAAAAGCTTGAGAAAGAAAGTACCGAAATCGCCAATATGATTAATAAAGGTACTGAAGAGATTGTTGAACAAAACAAAAAGTAACAATGAGTGCAGGATTTAAGTACAACTTAACCCCAGAGCCATCGATAGAGGAAAGATACGATGTAAGTACGGGTATTCGTCGTAGAGGGCCGTACAGGCTTGACACGACAAACCTGAACGTAGGGGATGTTCTTCCTTCATTTATTCCAATAGCTGCCGATTTGAAATACAAGACATGCAAGGTAGTGAGAAACGTGAAGGTGGTAGAAGCCTATGCTTCAGGAGGCACGAGCCTTAAAATCCAGAAGGGATCTTATGCTTATTCTGGTATGTTTTTAGGTAATGGAACTAAAGGTACCACAGTTTCAGGAGTTGATAAGTCGAATTCTGATTATGATGTGTTGACCATATCAGACTTTGGTACCAGCATCGCAAAAAATGCCGTTCTTTTCGAGGCTAGTGAAGTTGGCGGAACAACCCCTAAGAACGTTGCAAATTCAGCTCTTTATGAGAGCAGGAAAGTAGAGGATGGTATCAATCTGGTTGCGCTGTTATCGGCAGCTCGTGAGATTGAACCGGGTAAGTTGGTAGTTCCTTTCTCCGATACGGACAAAGTGAATTTGGGTAAAGATTTTCAATTTAACGAATAGGAGGATTAAGATATGATGTTGACTATTGAAACTCTTTTTAATGATGCGAATATAATCTCCGCTATCATTAATCGTGTCTCTCAGACGAGAGACGATAAGATATACTGGCAGCAGTATCTTGACTTCCGTCGTACTACTACACGTGTGTTCAAGGACTATATAGGTTCTGTAACTGGGGTCATGGCCGGTTCTATCAATTCACGCTATGGTGAGAAACCTATCCGTGAACGTCGGAACATCGGTTCTGGGTATGGTGAAATAGCCTATCTTGGTGATGCCTACCAAATATCAATTGACCGTTTGTCTGAGTTACAGGACCTGATTGATAAATTCAACGCAGCCAAACCCGCTAATCAAAATACTGCTTTGAATGAGATTATCAATTTCGTTTATGATGATTTCCGTCAGGTGATGTTGGCAGCTCACAAGCGTATGGACTTGGTTGTAGGTTCTTTGTTGATGACGGGTTCTGCAAATGTGAAGAACAAAGATAATCGCTCAGACATAAACACTCCGGATGTGTTAGAAATTGATCTTCCGTTCAAATTTATCACTCCCGAAGCCGCTGTAGCAGATAAGCTTATTTCTTATCTGCAAGCACAGATCAATTCTTTGAAGCCTCAATACGGTGCGTTTCAAAAGATGGTTATGTCTCGTGGAACGTTCGTTAAGTATATCGTGGGCAGTCCCGAATTAGGAGATAAATTCAAGATGATTCTTGGGCAGCGTGAAGTCATGGCAAGTGCCGCTTTGGTTACTTCCGATCTTGCATCGCAAGTGTTCACTGGCATTGGGCTTCCTGCTATTGATATTAAGGAAGATTACGTTGAGGATCAGCAAGGTATTAACCATCAGGTTTATGCCGATGGTCGTATAACTCTGCTTCGTCAGGACAAAATCGGATATATGCGCTTCCATACTCCGTATGAGGCTACCGATCCCATACCAGGACGTGCTTATACACAATCAGACGGGAACATGCTTATCTCGCAATACAGGGATAAAAATGGGCGTTATCTGGAGTACACAGCCGAGTGGATTCCGCAGATTAGTAATCCTACGCGGATTGTGAACTTTGATTTATCACTTATTAATGCAGTTCAGGAGGGCTAAAGATGAAAGTAAAAGTTATTGGTATTTTTCGTGATAAGTTCACTAAAGAACTGTATCAGGTTGGCACAGAGCTTGAGATGACTGATGAGGATCGTGTAAAAGACTTAGTGTCTCGTGGTCTGGTTGAAGCTCTTGAAGAGAAGAAAGAAGAAAGCAAAGAAACTCTTTCTCTCTTTGAACAGGAGTTTGAGAAAAAAGCAGTTGTTGATGCATTGAAGGCTATAGGTGAAAAAGCAACGATGAACATGAAAGGGGAAACTCTGATTGCAAATATTGTCGCTTTGGATGAAGAGAAGACAATGACTCTAAAAACAGCTTTGGGAATTGAAGCATGATAGTAGGTGACTACATAAAACAAAAGTTTCAGACCTTCGGCATTCAGTTGTCGGAGGCTGACCTTTTGGATATCTCTCTTGAAGTTAACGATGAAGTAACTGAAGATAATAAGCTGAAAATCAGTGTGTCGATTGCGAAGTTCATTCCTTCTCTCTTACTCCGTGCGCAGTCCATCTCAGAAAGCGGGTTTTCAATGTCTTGGAACATTCAGGGCGTTAAGGACTACTATTCATGGGCTTGCAAAGAGTACGGATTAAAGGATGAGTTAAGCAATAAACCTAAAGTAACATTCTTATGATTTTTTCCCCTCATATATTGCAAGTTAAAGTCATTACCAAACCAAAAAAGGATGAGTTTGGCAGACCTATTCCAAATACAGGTAGAGAAGATTGGGAAACGGTATGCGGATGTCGGTGCGATGATAACACTACAAAAGAGTTTACCTCTGATAATGGTTCTGTGTTCAGGCCAAACTATCACGTTGTATGCGAGAAGAAGGTTTCTCTGAAAGCGGGTGATGAAGTGAGATGCCTAGATGGCGAAACGGTGAGGGCATGTGGGACGATTTACACTGTGAAATCTACAAATTATTTTAATTATTCAGAGTTATGGATGTAAATTTTGACTTTTCAGATGTGGCTTCTTGGTTTGATGACGAGAAATCCCGTGTTCTTGCAAAAGAGCGTGAGATAGCTAATGAATCAGTTCAATACGCTAAAGATAACGGTAGTTATCAAGATCGTACAGGCGTTCTAAGAGCATCCAATGAGGGAGAAGTTGACGAAGAGGGGATATTGCTGAAGAATGAAACAGAATATGCTTCATATGTGGAATCCAAAGAGTTTGATGTTTTAAGTGGTGCAGCTCTACATGCGGAAAAACGAGCTAAAGAAGAATTTGAATAGATGATAGTAAGTAGCGACATAGCGAACATCCTTTATCGTGATTGCAAGGCTTTCGGGATTGATAGAGTACCTGACGGAGAAACTCTTACGGGCGAGATTACAACCGAAAGAATTGTCATTCATGCCAAGAAGCAAGAAGCGGGTACTTATTGGAAGAAAGGTTTTGTAGAGGTGAACCTATGTGTTCCTGATTCAAGCAAGAATTCCGCTAATTCCACCCGTTTGGGCGAACTTGAAAGACAAGCTCAAGAACTGCTGGATGATGTGGTAAGTTCTTACGACGGTACTACCTATCGCTATGGAATTTCTTCTATCGGGCGAGAGCAAGACGCTTATTTGAAGTGTCATTATGTAAATGTAAGAATTTTGTTTGAAGTTTTAAATGTGAAATAATTATGAGTAAGAAGTTTATCGGAATTAAAAGGTTATGGTATGCTGATCCTATAACTAGTATTGCAGGGACTTCCTTAACCGGTGCTGAAATTAAAACTCTATTAGCTAAAGAAACTACCAAAGAAGTTAAGAATTCCCATCAGGATACATGGGGATATACGGAAGATGATCCATCTGTTACGAATTACATAAATGAGTTGACAGGCCAGATCTATTATAAGGATATAACCCAAGCCGGAGCCGTGTCTATCGCTTTCACTTTAGGTGAATATGAATATGCAGACAAGGCAGCCTTGCAGGGTGGTACAGCCACTACAACAGGCTGGGACAGGGGAGACGTTCAGAATATCAACAAATGTATCATTGCTCAAACCAAGAGCGGAAACTACATTGTATTTCCAAACGCCTCTATTGTGGGCAAAGGGAATTTTGTCGAGAAGAATATCGGTTTAGGAGTAACGGCCGTTGCCATGGAAACTGGTGTTGCCAATTTAGCTGCCGAGGTATGGAGAGATCAAGCAGAAGTAGAGGCCGTAGAGGGGTAATATAAGGTAGAAAGATTGTATAACGTAAAGGGTGGAGTGGGTGATACCACCCCATCCTTTTTTAATTTAAAATCGTATGAATGAAGCTGCTAAACTAGTATCTGACAGCGTGTTAGGTGAAGATTTTATCACTATAAAAATCGGAAAGAAGGCCTATACAGTCTATCCTCCGGCAATAAAAACGCTTTGTCGGGCTGTTTCCGAGTTTTCAAAGATAGGCATGGATGGAGAATACAATCAGTTAACCGTTTTAGCGGAATTGCCAGAAAACGTACCTCATATAATTAAGGGCATTTCTACTTTGATTGTAGGTGACGTGAAGTGTTGGCGTTGGAAATCTCACAGGGTAGGAAAGACTCTTAAGTCATTAAACCTTCACGAATTAAAGAAAGTAATTGAAGATGTTCTTCCACTGTTAGGAGGAGATGCTTTTTTCGCCTGTGCCGCTTCTCTGAAGTCCATGTCAAAGATAGCGGCACATCCCAAGTTGTAGGTAATGATACACTTTTAGGGCAGATAGCCTCTTTTATGGAAAATCTTCATTTAAACTATAAAGAAGTGATTGAAGTAATACCTTATAGAAATCTTATTATCATGCAGAAAGATAAACTTCATACTTTAAGTGGTGAGGTGATGGAAGAAGTGTCAGAAGAAGAGTATTTTAAGAATAAATCAAAAAGTAGATAGATATGCCTAAATTATACTTTCGTGTAGAATCAGACTGGGAAAAAGTTCTAAGACTTCGTGAAGAGATTGTTAAGTTAGAATCTCAATTAAAGTCGATGGATGCCAATAAAGCACCTGCAGCAGTGGCAACGTTAAACAGACAGATTAACGAGGCTCAATCACAACTCAAGGGAATGGTCAGCGAGGCTGCAAAAACGGCTGTGGTGATGGATGGAGATTTTAAAAGTAAGATATATAAAGGCTCTCAGGCTGTTAATGATTTCACGCAAAAAATAATCAACCAGAAAGCAGTAGTCAAGGATGTAGAGGCTGATGTAAGACGGCTTACCGATGCTTATCGTTCCGTCCGTATGAACCCTTTAAAGGCAGGCAATGCGCTAGGTGAACTAAACGCAGCCAAACGAGCACTCAACGAAGAGAGGTCGGCTCTGTTTGACCTTACTCAACAACAAGCTAATGCTAGATTGTCTGTAAGGAAGCTAAAAGATGAATATGCTCTTTATAGTACTCAGGTAAAAGACTCAACATCCTCAATATTCTCACTAGGAAAAGCATTGGGTATTATTGGTGGAGTGGCGACTCTTAAACAACTAGGCTCAAAAATACTAGATGTTCGCAGTCAGTTCCGTTCTGCAGAAGTATCACTAGAGACAATGGTAGGCGAAGAGCAAGCGAAAAAACTCTTATCTAAGAATAAACAGTATGCCAAAATATCTCCTTTGGAGTTCATGGATATACAATCCTCAACGGAGATGATGATAGGCTTTAATATTGAAGCCGAGAAGGTGCCTAGATACATAGAGGCTATCGGGGATATATCAAGGGGAAACAGCCAGAAATTCCAGTCTCTTTCGTTGGCCTTTAGTCAGATGTCGGCAGCGGGTAAGCTCATGGGGCAGGACTTGAATCAGATGATTAATGCCGGTTTCAACCCGCTACAATTTATAGCAGAGAAGACAGGCAAAACAATTGCACAACTCAAAGATGAGATGTCAAAAGGTGCTGTTTCCGCAGAGATGGTACAGCAAGCATTTATCGATGCAACAAGTGCAGGAGGGAAGTTCTATGGCATGTCACAGAAGCAAAGTGAAGAGGTTGCCGGACAGATGTCTATCCTTTCAGATACAATCTCAAACAAATTGAATGAGATTGGAGAAAGCAATGAAGGGCTTATAAAAGCAGGAATCAAGGGAGCTACTGCTTTAGTCAATAACTATGAAGAGATTGGTAAAGCTATCACTATTCTGATAACAACTTATGGTACGTATAAAACCGCTCTGGTGTTGAGTACCCTATTGGAAGAGGGAGGTAGCAAGGCGTTATGGGGTAAGATAGCAGCTACGAAGGCAGCTACAGTCGCACAGGCCACTTACAACAAGGTTTTATTAATGAATCCTTATGTGGCCGTTACGGCTGGGGTAGTAGCTCTAGGAGTAGCTTTATATACCTTGAGCGATTCAACAAGCGCACAAGAAAAGGAATACAAAAAACTGATAGACAGACAAGAAAAATATGATAAATATTTAGAAAACGAGAAAAGAAGGATAGATGATTTATTGTCAATTTTACAAGACGAGCTATCTACCAGAGAAGCCAAACTTAAAGCCTTTAACGAACTTCAAAAAATATCTCCATCTGTTTTTGGCACGTATGAAACAGAGAAGCAACTTGTAGATAACTTAACAGAAGCGAGGAAAAAAGAGAACGAACAACTTCTTATAAAGCAAAAAATGATGACCTCATATAATCAGATCAATGATATAAATAGTCTGAAAGGTCTTAAAAGATTGCAAGAATTAGAGCGTGTTGGTGAAGCTGGCAGGATAAGGCAGGGTACGCAGGCTGAATATCAGTCGCTGTATCAGCAGTTTAATATAAAGCGAGACAAAGGGGCATTTGAAACTGATGCAGAGGTGATAAAAGGTAAAATCAGGGCTATCACATCCATAATTGGAGCTGATCAAGAAAAGATGCGTCAATCTCAACAAATAGCATGGGCTTTATCACTGGAAGGAATGACTAAAGAGTCTGCAAAGGCCTATCTGAAAATGTACGAAGGGTATAGGATAATATTAAGAGATTCAGGTAAGGAATGGCTTCAGATACAAGGTGAAGAGGCACCATTAACAGATAAAATGTTAGTAAGTAGAATCCAATCTCTTAATGATAAAATTATAAATATCGAAGAGAAATCAGCCAAAGATTATATCAATGAAGCTAAGTCTGCATGGGATAAGGCTAAAAAAGATGTAGAGGATATAAAAACATCCGCTAAAACATATACATCGGCAGATCAGTATGAGAAAGAGCTTAAAAAGGCAGATGATGCAGAAAAGGCAGCAAAAGAACGGTATGAAAAACTAGGCGGCAGTACTACTAAGAAAGAGACTGAATCCGAGAAGCTAAGGAAAGAGACGGAAAAGTATAACGTTCTCCTCACTAAGCAAGCCTTAGAGGAAAAACGAAGAGCCGAAGACTTACAAATGTCAGTTGTAGAAGATCGTATTAAAGCAATGGATGAAGGCTCAAAAAAAACAATCGCTCAAATGGAATACAACTTCGAAAAGGAGATGCAGACCATTGACAGAGAAAAAGAGGATGCTCTAAGAAGGAAGATAGAAGATGCGCGCGCTGCTTTTGAAGCCAATCCTAAGAATAAAGGCAAATCTTTTGATTCATCAGGCATCACTTTATCCGATAAAGATATTGAGATGTACGACAGTCGTTATAAGTCAGCCATATTGAGTTTTGAGAAAGAACAGGCTGCTTTCAAGCAGAGATCAAAAGATTCATGGAATGACTACCTCAAAGAATGGGGTACAATGATGGAGAAAAGGAAAGCTATTACAGAGTCTTATTCTGATAAAATTGCTAAAGCAGAAACAGATGGCGAAAAGGAGTCTCTTAAAAAGCAGATGCAAGAAGAGCTATCTAACATCGACCTTAGCGAGTTGAAAGATTCTATCAATTGGGAAGCGATATTTGGCAATTTGCCCGCTTTAACTAAGAAGCAACTGCAAGATGTAAAGAAGCAATTGGTCGCTTTTAAAAACAGCCCTGAATTTAAGAAAAATTCCACTCCCGAGCAGATGAAAGTTGTTGAAGAATCGATTAACAACCTTAATACGGCTATTGCAGACAAAGGCGGTTTATTTGGTGGGATAAAAGATTCGCTATTAGATTACAAAAAAGCTGTAGACGATGTTACAGATGCTCAAAAGAAGCTAACTGAAGCACAGGCGGCAGCTGATGATGCAGCCATTAAAAAGGCAGAAAAAGACCTCGAGGAAGCTAAGGGGAAAAAAATAAACGCACAGAGCAACGTAAACAAGTCACAAGAAAAGGCTATTAGTAACATCACTTCAATCACTAATGCCATATCACAGCTGGGCGAAGCCGATGTTTCATTAACCAGTTTCGGTAACACAGTCGGAACGCTTGTAGATGCGCTAAGTGAATCAGGCAGTCAGGTAGGGGGAATTATTTCTGCTCTTATCGCTGTTATGGATCAGATCGGTCAAAAAGGTCTGGGCAATTTCGTAGGAGATATATTTGACGCTAGTTGGCACTCAACGGGTGGAATTTTAGATACTGTCGGAGAAATATTCGGAATAAAAGGAGCGGGAGGATTCTTCAAAGGTGCGGACTATTCCGGCTATAACGAGATGGTTGCGCAGTATAGTAGATTGAACGATATATGGGATGAGCTTATTGATAGCAAGAAAGAGTATATCGAAATGTCATACGGTGAGGAAGCTGTCAAAGCCAGCAAAGAAGCCGAGGCCTTAATCAATAAAAGCATTGAAAGCTATCGTAAATTAGGGGTAGAAAGGCTTAATTCAGGGGCTAGTACAGGTTCTCATAGTATCGGTGTAAGGCAAAGAAAAAGAATGTCCTCATCTGATTGGTCAGAAGCGCAGAAAGCATTAGGTTCTGCTTACGATAAAGCCACAGAAGGGCGCATGACCGGACTCTTCGATTTATCAGTAGAACAACTAGAGAAACTTAAGTCGGAGGCTCCAACATTCTGGGCTAAACTAGATGATGATGTACGTGGGTATCTGAATAGTATTATCGAAGGTCAGGAGCGTATTGAAGAGATACAGGAAACGCTTAAAGAGTCCGTTACTGGTGTTTCTTTTGATTCTTTCTTCGATGGAATACTAGATTCACTGTACGATGTTGAAACGACATACAAGGATATAGCCGATGATATGTCGGACTACATGAGAAAATCTCTCATTAAAGCGTTTGTCATTGAAAACTACAAAGATGATATAAGGAAGTGGTACGATATGTGGGCTAAGTCGCTTGAAGACAATACAATTTCTTCAGACGAAAGAAAAGCCCTTGATGATTTAAAGAGTAGTATTATAACCGGTGCCGTAGAATCAGCCAAACTGATAAACGATCAATTCGATACAGCTGCTTCATCTCAAAAAAACACATCTAAAGGTTTCAACACGATGGATCAGGATACTGGGAATGAACTGAAGGGTCGTTTCACTGCTTTACAGATTTCAGGTGAAGAAAGTAAAACTCAACTAGTCCAACAAACGGCTTTACTTATTTCTATTAATGAGAAAATGTCTCTGCTCAATTACATGAAAGGTGAAGCGATTTTGTCTACTCCAAGTGCTCCTGATATTGCAGATCAGAACAGAGCTGTTATCTCAAACAGTTATCAGCCACATATAAACATCAACTTTCCTACCGATAAGATCGATTCGTTAGCGTCTGATGTTTTTGCTATGAAAGGAATAATTGACGAGATGCGTACTTTGCAAGTTGAGCATATTCCGGATATTGCAGGTAATATTTCAAGAGTAGTGAAAAACTCGCCTAAAATAAACGATAAATTAGACAATATAAATGATAACATTAAAAAAGCATTATAGCTATGAGAGGAGAGTTAATAATAAACGGTAAAGATGCTTTCGATACATGGGGCGTTAATATGGGTAGTGGTTTTCTGAATAATATTTTAACACCTCCGCCTGTGAAAGATTATATAGAAAATAAAAGCAGGTTGGAAAATGGAAAGAGGGTTATTCTGAATAATAAAAAATATGACGAAAGGGAATTCAATCTTATTTTTACCATAAAAGGTTCAAGCCCAAGTGATTACATATTAAAATTTAAAGCTTTTATGTCTGAAATGTCTTCTGGCTTGGTATCTATTAATATTCCATCTATCGGAAATGAGATTTACCGCGTTTACTATAAGAATTCCACATCGTTTGCTTTTAGCTTTGATCGTACTTTTTCTAAGATAGCCATGAAAGTTTGTGAACCTAATCCGGCAAACAGAGAATAAATAACGCACCTTTCCTGCATTGTTCGTTTTGGAAGTCCATAGAAATTGGGCTTCCTTTTTTTATCTCCGAACTTTGGTGTGTTATGGTAGACATTAAAGACATACAAGGTAATATAATTCTTTCCACTCCCATAAAGGAAGATTCAAAGAGAAAGTTCACGCTGCAAAAAGAAGATTATGTAACGTTGAAATTCTCGTTGGATGATCCGATCTATTTTAAACTGGGTAATTGGGTTGATACAGACTTCGGCCTGTTTGAACTCGTGGATTTGTATAAGCCAAATTATAATCAGTCAACGGCAGCTTATGATTACGAGCTGAGACTAGATGCGTATTACTGGAAGTGGAAGAATAAGAAACTAAAATACTCTCCTGAAAGCGCAGCTAAAGAGACTTCATTCAACTTAACTGCAACACTGGATGTGCATGCAGGGATCGTATTGCGCAACCTGTCCGCACTCGGATATAAGTATAGAGGGGTGGATTTCACTTTCTCTATTGATTCCACGGTGGAGAACAAACCGTTTTTAATGACTTATGACAACATCAACATACTGGATGCCTGCTTTCAAATGGCGGATAGTGCAGGTTGTGAATGTTGGGTGACGGATAATATTATTCATTTCGGGAGATGTGAATTCGGGGATCCGGTAGATTTCGAGCTAGGTGTCAATGTCGATACCATGAAGAGGTCAGACAGCCAGACGGAATACTCTACAAGAATAATTGCGTTCGGTTCTACCCGAAATATCCCTACTAACTACAGGCCGACCGATGATAGTATGATTGTCGCAGGTGTAGTGCAGAAAAGGCTTATGCTTCCCGTTGGAGTTCCTTATGTGGATGCTTACGAGAACATGGCAGAGGAAGAAGCGGTAGAGGATGTTGTAGTATTCGACGATGTTTATCCAAGACGAATAGGCACAATGTCGGGTGTTACAACTAAACAGTACATTGATAAGATAGAGAACGCAGACGGAACGACCACAAGTGAGGTCTGGAACGCATACCGATTCAAAGACAGCATTAACTTCTCAAAGGACTATGTAATATCAGGGCAAGACCTGAAAATCAAATTTGAATCTGGACTTCTTAACGGGATGGAGTTCGGGGTAACATTCAACCCTGATGGTAAGCCCGAAAAGATAAATGGAGATTGGAATCCTGAGGCACAGATTTGGGAGATAGTTAGAAACTCAGACTATGGAGTCAATCTACCCAATGACACCCTAAAACCTGTAAATGGTGATAAGTTTGTGTTGAGCGGTTTTGATATTACATTCGTTTCTGACACATATATTCCTCTGGCCGAGCAAGAACTACTCCAAAAAGCTCAGGAATATGTAGCAAAGACAAAGATAGATCCGTCCACATACGACAATAAGATGATG